CACAATCCCCAGGCCACCAAGACCGCCGCGGCCGTCGCGAAAGCGAACACCGCGAGCGCGCAGAACAGCACCACGACATCACCCCTCACCGCAGCGGCACCGCGCAGCCGAAAGCAAACGCCAGCACCACCGCGACCGCCAGCCACAGCGCCAGCGTGATCAGGATTGCCTCAAGGCGCGGGTTCATGGGTGCGGGGGTAACGCTGGGGTAAACAAATTCTCCAACCTATCCACGGCATGTCCACGGTCAATCCCAACCAGTCACAATTGTAAGCCGTTGCCGATGTTGTGCATTTCGCGCATGGCCCAGACAGTAACAACCTTTCACAAACATTCCACAGCCATCAGACTGTGCTGATGCATCACATTCAAATCTGAAATAAGCTAGCATATTCAACTACGGAGTGCGGCTGTTCATGTTGGGGGTAACGCTAGGGTAGGAAACTGGCTGTATCCTCCTCTCCGCCCACGCCAGCAATGTGCGCGGCTCATAGAGGTAGCGGCGCCCCCATTTTCCCATTGGGGGTGGCCCGTTCCTCCGGATGAATGCTTCCATTGACACGGGGTAGCCGCGGCCTTTGAGGAAGGATACGGCTTGTTCCCTGGTCATGCGGGGCAGGGCTTCAATGTCGTCGATCATATCGGCCTCAATGTTCTAGCGCCGCCCCATTCAAAGGTGGAGCAATGGACGGGGCGGCGCCTTCCGCCGGTCGAAGGGGTACGGAACTCGCCGGCGAAACGGTCATGGCTTGGGCTCCAGGGCGCGGCGGGCTTTCCGCCACCATGTTTCCATCCACGGGATTTGGCTGTCGTACATCACTGCTTCGCGCAGGAGTGCCCGCAGTTGCTCGATCTCGTCGGCATAGCGCACGGCTTGGTCAGTTGCGCTGTCATATCGTGTTCGCAGCCGCTCGATTTCGGCGGCAGCCTCGTCCATAATATCGGACCGCCATGGCGTCGCTGCATCGCGCAGCCGCTCGATGATGTCGGTCATGGCTTGGGCCCCCACTGGCTTTCGACAACATCGGCGATCCGTTGCAGGGCGGCTGCGATATGATAGAGGGCATCGGCAACATTACCGTTGAACTGCGGATCACTGCCCCGACAACTGTCCTCCATTGCTTCGGCCATGATGTGAGCGGCGCGGACGGCTGCTTGCCGTTGTGCTGTCGAGCGATGAACCTCCGGGTCCGGTTGGCGCACCGTATCGGCATGACGCAGTCTGCGGACCATCATCGCTCCCTCGACTTGTAGACCGGGGTGCCGTCGAACTTGCGCCACGCCCTGATGGTGCGATCCGGCCGGATGCCGGCAGCGCGAAAGCGCAGGCGATTGGATTTGGCAATAGTCGGAATGTCTTGCTTCGTGGTCTTGGCACCATGACAACCGACGCACAGGCATGAGCAGTTCTCCAGGCTGGCATCGCCGGAAAACACCGACGGGTTGCGGTGGTCATAGTGAAACTTTCCCGGCACCAGCAGGCCGCCGCAGCCCTCGCAGCGGCCGAGCGCGCGGCGGAAGGCGGCGAGCTTGGTGGCCTTGGTGAATTCAACGCGGGTCATCTGCAAACACCACTCCGTTCTGCACGCCCCATGCAGTGATAAATTCAAGTAGCTCGATCATGTTGCGCTTGCTCAACTTGCTGGATTGCAATCCGTATGGCACGAAGGTGGTGTTATCGAGCGACGGCAGGAATTCCACCTGTTGGCCCATGGCGTGCAGGAACAGTGCCTTCCATTGATCGGGAGCATAGGAGCGACCGCAGTGCTGTTTCTGCGCTGCGATCTCGCTGAGCATTGCCCACATCTTAGCGTTTTGTTCCAGCGATCGGCGTTCCTCCTGCACGATCATGCGATAGGCTGCACCGCTGGTGAATGACTTCTCTGCCAGCCGTGAGGCAGTGCGCCGGGGGATCATGGCGCGTCCATTCCACTCGAATGTAATAGCTGGCGCAGGCATCTAGGCCGCCTCCTGCATGTAGCGCTTGCGCAGCAGGTCAACGGTGGCGTCCACGTCGATCAGAAACTGGGTCACTTCCAATTCAATCTTGTCGATCGCCTTGTCATCGCGCATCACGCGGATGATCCGCAGTTGCATCGTTTCATGCTGGTGCGGATCGTAGGAGACAAAGTCACAATACGAGCGACCAGTACACGCCATTTGAAATTGCATCTGGTCAATATAGGCGACATCGACCTTGCCGGTGAGCAGGGTGCCGAGGTGGGTTTTGCTGGTCGGACATTTGATCTCTACCAAGCCCTCACTGCCGACCAGCCCATCGGGCGAGCAGCCGGCATTGGCGATGGTGGGATGTGCGATGAAGCCAACCTCTTCGATCTCCACGCCCTGCTTGAGGGCATATTCGAAGCGGGCGCGCGGCTCGCGCTCGGTGCCATTGGCCATGGCGGTGTTGACGTACTGTGGCGTGGGCTGGCCGGTCAGGCGCTCGCACACTAGTTCGGCGAGATAGTTGTCTCGCCCGGCGGTGAAGCCACCCGACTTGGTGGTGGCGGTGATGTCGCGAACGCGCGAGGCGGTCGCCTTGCCGACGCGGGCGAGCAGCCATTCCTCACTGCCCTGTTGCATTGTCCACCTTTGGCAGTTTCTTGACGTAGGCTAACGCTGCGGCGAAGCGCTCGGGGGCGAGGGCGTCCAGTTCATTGATGTGGGCAAACTGGCAGAACCATGCCTCGGTGCGACCGCCCGCATAGATTGCTTCGTGTAGTTCGCTGATCGCATCCTCGCTGAGTTTATCGGGTGGCTTACCGTTACCGTTTTTAGCGGCTCTCTTTTCTGCCGCGTTGGCATCGTCGTCTTCGTCGGCGGCAATGCCGATCAGCGCAGAGAGCGAATAACGGCGCGCGTAGGTTAGCGCAGAGCCTATCTCCTGCGGTCGCCCGGACATCGGCAGGGGGTGTTCGCTGGCAATCCATTGGCCGGACGTATGCAGCAGTCGCGTGTGAAGCACACCGTTTTCGATGGTCTGCACGATTGCAAGGCCATTAGCGGACAGCGGCTTGCGCGAAGCATCGAAGATGGCAGCGAGATCGGCGTACTTTGACTTAAAGTGCGGATTGATCCGGTTCATAACCGCATTTCCCATCATGCCTTGGGCCTGGGCCAAGGCGGCGGCGAGTTCATTGATTTGCTCGGAGGTTTTCATCAGTAGCCTCCCGCCTGTTCGTTGAAGTCGCTGTCGATGCGCTCGGCGTCTTCCAAGGCTTCGGCGCGTTCCTGATCGAGCCGTTCCAGATCAGCCAGCGCCTCCTCTGGCGTGGCGCCATAGCCGCAATGGCCCTCCTCCTCGTCGCCGTCGTGGTAGACGCACCAGTCGAAGCTGCGATCGGGGATCGGCGGACAGACGCAGCGGTAGATGATGTCGCGGGTTCTCATGACACGCCCTCCGCGATCAGGGTGTTGGCGTGATCCTTGATGGCTTCGTTGAGCGCGACGCGAAGCTCCTTCACGCGCTGGTAGTCTCTCGGCATTCCCATGCCGTAGTCAGCGCGATGCAACTCGAATGCGAGTTGGTGGACGCGCTGGGCGGCTTGTTCGGGGGTCATGTCACAGGCCCTCGATGAATTTCTGGGCGGCCTGGACAGTCGGGAAGTAGTGGTAGCCGTACATCCCGCCGGTGTGGACGAGGAAGGTGGTGCCCATCGGCTCGATCGTGTGGTTGCGGTGCTTGATCATTTCCGTTCTCCATTGCTCCAATGCAATGAAGCCTACTACACAAGTTGTTTAACTGTCAACCCCCAACTATACCAAAAGTTTAAAAATATGGTTGCGCAGAGCAACCAGTGAACGGTGCGAAACAATTGTTGACGCGGTAGTGGGCCGCATTCCACAATTTATTATGGAGAACAAACTGGCGACAGGTTAACGTGTTTGTCATGTAGGCGACGGATCAACGTCGCCACGCCAGAGGCGGGGAAATCCACCAGCAAAACAGGGTCAGAGGAAGCACGTGATGGTACAGCCAATGTCCGTAAAAGACTTGGATGCATCGACGGCCACAAGCAATTTCGACTTGGCCATGCAACTGATGGTGCAGTTGCCCAACGATGCGCGCAGATCACATGATGTGATCTCGCTAATGCGCCGACTTACAGAGTGGAAATTCAACGAGCAGGAATGCCCGCCCGGGGTTCACTTCCTCAAGGACTTCAAGGTAGTCGGCAGTTGAACGACGCTGCCGCCTTCTAGCATCAGTCGCTGTATTTTCTGTAGCAATGCGTCGGGAAGATTGGTTGTCTCCCCTTGATATATCCAATTGAGCGCCACGCCATGCTTGGCAAGTTCCAGCGCGTGATCGACTGAGATACGGCGCAAGCCGGCTTCGTAGTTGTGCCAAGCTTGGCCATTGCCGGTGCTACCCATCAGCCGCGCCATCATCACTTGGGTGTGGCCGAGCGCCTTGCGCGTGAGCAAAAGCCGCCGGCCGATCTCTTCCATCGAAGTTGGGTCTGCCGACCGACGCGCCATAAAGGCTTTCCCGACATCTTGTTGTCGTGGTGCACTCCTGCATGCTCCACATTTTGTGGGCGTGTCAATCAACTTGTGGTTCACGCATCGTGAAGTTTAGCCGTTTCCCCGTATAATCTTGACAAATAAACCGCTAGTGTAGTATGCCGGTGGGCATGCTCACCGATTTGCACCAGAAATACGCCAACACGGCGATTGACGCATTGGGCGGCACCCTGGCGGTGGCCGAGATGTTCGGCTTCACCGAGCAGAGGGTCAGCAACTGGCGCCGCCGGGGCTTGCCGCCGGAGAGCATTGATGC